CGACGCTGCGATACGCGGTGGGAAAATACCTGGATATCTACGGCGAAAAGCGGAACTGCACGCGGATTTCCGCAACGCAGGCAACGGCGACCATCCGGGTGACGACCATCGCGACGGGGATTGCGGACACGATTCCGGCGGGAACGGCGGTGACACAGGACGGCGAAACGCTGTATCTGACGGACGAGGATATCACCCTCTCCGGCGCGGCCCAAAGCCTGCTGGCGACGGTGACGGCGGAGAAAGCCGGGAGCAAGGGAAACGGACTGCTTTCCGGGGCACAGATGCAATTTCTGATTAACTTTCCGGGCGTGACGCAGGTGACGTGCGAAGAATCCGCCAAGGGCGGACTGGACGAGGAAGAGGACGAGAATTACCGGGAGCGGATCCGGCTGTACGGGCTGACAACGGTAACGACCGGCCCGGCGGAACAGTACAACAGCGTGGCGATGGCGGTGAGCAGCCTGATTCTGGACGCGCATTCCATCAACCTGACAGGCGGCAGCGTAGGCGTATATCTGCTGCTTTCCGACGACGACGAGGCGGCGGCGATTATCAATGCCGTGCAGGCGGCACTGGATCCGGACACGGTACGGCCGCTGACAGACACCATTACGGTTTCGCTGGCGACGAAGAAGGAATACACGCTGAACGTTCAGTACAGCGGGGACGGCGAATACGTGAACCTGGACGCAAACGTGGCGGCGGCCGTGGAAGAATACCAGAAATGGCAGGATCAGAAAATCGGGCGGGCGTTCAACCCTGACCGGCTGAAAGCACTGATGTACCAGGCTGGATGCACGCGGGTGATCTTCGCGGAGGGAAGCGAGTTTGACGGCGGAGACGCCGAATATACGGAAATCACCGAAACGCAGGTATGCAGCGGGACGATTTCGACGGAAGTGATTACGACATGATCAAGCCGAATCTGTTCCATATCTTTCCGAAATTCATCTATGACGATGAGACCGGATACGCGATGTGCAAGGCGCTGGAAGCAGGATACAAGTATCTGCTGGAAAAGGCGGAGGCCGGAATCGGATGCGTGCTGGATCCGGACAAAATGCCGGAATGGCGGCTGGATGAAATGGCCTGGGAATACAACATTCCATACGACTACCGGGCAGCCGTGGAACGGAAACGGGAGTGGGTGCGGAACGCGATTCCCATGTACCGGTTTCTGGGCACAAAGGAAGGTATCCGGCAATATCTGACAGGATATTTCGGGGAGATCGAGATTCAGGAGAACTGGGAATACGGCGGAGACCCGTTCCATTTCCGGGTGACGGTGGGCGGCGAATGGACGCCTGAGACCGAGGCCTGGACGGTGGAGGCCGTGAACCGCGTGAAGAACGTGCGGAGCGTGCTGGATGACCTGCGGATCGGCTGCCGGTGCAGCATTGGCATCCTGGCAACGGGCGAAATCAAAGACCGGTTCCGCTTCCCGTGCGCGGGCGAGCTTTGGGCGGGCGAATATCCGACAGAGAACGTCATCTGGGAGATCGACAACGCGAACGGGCCAAACATCCACGTACAGGATATCGAGGGCCGGGTAGCCTACGACATGGCCGGAGAAAAGCCGGAAATCAATCACCTTCTTTCGCTGGACAACACGCCTCATCAGGGCGACGAGGCGGAGGAAGTGGTCAGTTCGATCTATTACCCGCTGTGCGGGGAACCCATCTGCGGGGAATAGGAGCACGGGGAAAGGAGGAAATAACCCATGGCGGAAAACGTATTCACCCTGGACAGCGGATATCTGACGCGGAAGAAGCAGCAGATGATGAGCGAAATCCGGTACGCCGAATACAAGGTAGAAAACACCTGGCATCGGACGGATATCCAGACTTCGCAGATTCTTGCCGACGGGCGCGTTGAGGTCGTTTTCGTGATTGACCATACCGTTGCCGGGAACATCACGGTAACGGGCGTGCGGCTGCTGGACTACAACGGCGCACTGGTCGGGAGCAAAACCACCAGCATCACCCGGGCGGACGCCACGGAGGGCATCAGCTATACGTGCCGGTTCCGGCTGTTTCAGGTGGTGGAGAACGAGAACAACCAGGGCGCGTATGACGCGCTATAACGCGAGGAAGGAGGACAAGAGACCATTATGGGAATTTTCAATCCGATTAACTGGAAAGACAGGATCGTCGAGCGGCCGAGGACGTACACGGAGACGCATAACCAGGACGGCAGCCGGACGGACACCCCGGCCCCAGGGGAGATTCAGGAGCCCGGCACGCAAATCAGCGCGACAAACCTGAATCAGATGGATCAGGGAAACCAGGACGGGAAAGTGGCGAGCGCCCTTATCCTGAACGCGCTGCGGCAGATCGGCTGGCGGACGGAAGACCTGGAAAAGGCAACAATCCAGGAGACCGGCAGCAAAGTGCTGACGAACACGAAGAGCTTCCCGTTCAATGACTCCAAAGCGACCGTCGCGCTGACGAACGTGAGGGAGAACCTGAACTATATCGTCGTGATCGTCGGCGTGACCGGCAGCGGAAACGTCGGGGAAGTCGAAGTGAGCGACCGGCTGACGAACGGATTCAAGCTCGCCTTCACGGGAAGCGCGAAGAGCGTAACCGTACAATACGCTGTGATCGGAGGGTACAACGGATGATTAAGATTGTGAAAAGCGGAGGGGACGGTCACGGGCCGAATTACAGGGAGTTTATCCTGAGTTCCGCCGCCGACGTGAGCGACCTTCCCAACAGCGAAACACCCGCCCCGGACACCGCCGATATCGGCAGCGTGGCCTATACGCAGGATATGGAGAAAACCTATATGCTGGGGCCCGATAATGTGTGGCGGGAGGTGTAAGGCATGGATGTAATCACCCTTGCCAAAGCCAAGAAGTATGCCCAGGCGCTGATTAGCACCCTGGGGGAGGAGGTAAGCGAGCTTGACGAGGCCGTAAAGGGACTGGGCGACGACGTGGAGGACGTTGCGGATGACATTCTCATCGTTGACCATGACGGCGACCTGGCGAGCAAGCTGATTATTAACCGCCTGCGGCAGCACATCTGGGAGAACGAGGACGCGGAGCTGGTCTGCGAGGAAGGGACGAAGACGCTGACGAACACGAAGCGTTTCCCCTTCAACGACAGCAAGGCGAGCGTTTCCCTCACGAAGGCCCAGAAGAACACAAAATACATGATTATCGCGGAGGTTTCCACGGTGGCCGGGAACATCGGCGATATCGTGGTGAGCGACAAGCTCACAAACGGATTCAAGCTCGCCTTTACGGGCGGGGCCAAGAGTGTCACCGTTAAATATTTCGTGATAGGAGGATTTCTGAAATGATTATCGAGTACAAAACCCCGGAAGCGGAAGAGAACCATATCCCCTACGAGGTCAGCGGCAAGAAAGTCATCTTTGACGACGATCTGAGCATCAACCTGAGCAAGCGGGAGAAGGACGACCCGGTGCACATCGACGTGTGCTTTGACGAAGACGGTGAGCTGTGCATCGGCGCGGCGGCCGGATGGGCCTATGTGGCGGAAATTGATATCCCGGCGCGGGAGTATGAATATCCCGAGGTCGAGGAAGGCGAAGAGCCCGAACCGCCCGTTCCCGTCCCGCTGGACATGGATAAAGTCAAGCTGACCCTGTGGGCCGTCGCTGAATGACATGAAGTGAAGTTTCGTCACGCGTAAGGCGCGTTATCACGCGTAAGGTAACGCGCCCGTTAATTGGTTAGTAATAAAGGAGGACTATAAAATGCCTGCGAATTTCGATCTTTCCAACCTGGCGCTGAAGGCTGTATGCCCGAACAATGAGATTCTTTACGATGACAAGGGCCTGCCGTCCATCATGGTAAAAATCCCGAAGATGACCTATGCCCAGCTGGGTCTGGGAGCCAGCACCGCCGTCCATCCCGCGTTCATCGTGAACGGTCAGGAAGTGGACGCAATCTATATCTCCAAATATCAGAACATCGTGTATGATGGCCGGGCCTATTCCCTGCCGGGTGAGGATCCGAAAGCGAATATCAATTTCGATTCCGCTGTTTCCGCCTGCACCGCGAAGGGCGCTGGATGGCATCTGATGAGCCGCGCCGAATGGGCGCTGCTGGCCCTGTGGTGCAAAAACAACGGAACCATGCCGAAGGGCAACAGCGACTACGGCAAGGACGAAGCCGACAGCGTATACCAGGCGATTCCTTCCATGCCCCGTGACGGAAGCAACCGCATCCAGCGCGTCGCCACCGGTACCGGCCCCCTGAGCTGGTCTCATGACGGCACGCCGAGCGGCATCTGGGGTCTGAAAGGCAACGTCAATGAATGGGTCGGCGGCATCCGTTTTGTGAAAGGCGAGCTGCAGATTATGGCGAACAACAACGCCGCCGACAAGGACAAGAGCCA